TTCGGCGTCAAGCCGGGGCCGTTCCAGACCAAACGATATATCGTCGCCAACTTCTGCGGATTGATCTCGAAGTTGTGCGCCGACCTCCTCTTCGGTGAAGAGCCGGATTTCCTGAATCCGGACGAGGACGAGAAGGGGCAGGAGGCGCTGGATCGCCTGACCGGCGCTTCTTTCCACACCATGAACTACGAGTCGGAATTGTCCAACTCGTTCCGCGGCGATGCGGTCTACAAGGTGCGGTGGGGCGAGCGCGTCCCGAAGTCCGGGAAATCCGAGGCGCTGATTGAGGAGATTTCGCCCTCGCTTTACTTCCCCGAGGTGAACCCGGCCGACTTTCGCCAGGTGACGCGCGTCGCCTTGGCGTGGAAGGTCGCCGCGGACCGGCGGTTCTTTCTGCGCGCCGAGGTGCACGAACCCGGGATCGTCCGGCAGGAGCTGTGGCAGTTGTCGCCGGGCGGAAAGATCGGTGCGCAGGTCCCGCTCAACACCGTCGAGGCTTTCGCCGACCTAGTGGAAGAGGAGCCGACTAAGCTCGACCACATCCCGGTCTTCCACGTCCCGAATTTCCGCTATGGCAGCCGCTTCTGGGGCATGAGCGATTACGAGGGCATCGAATCGCTATTCGAGGCGGCCAACAACCGCCTGACGCAGATGGATCAGATTCTCGACAAGCACGCTGGGCCGAAACTCTCCATTCCCGACAGCATGGTCAACGAGGATGGCACGATCCGGCTGACCTCGCTCGAACTCATCCCGTTGAAGCCGGGCGAACAACCGCCGTCGTATCTGACCTGGGAAGGTCAGCTCCTGGCGGCCGACCGGCAGGTAGACCGCCTGATCGAGTTGATGCTCATCCTATCGGAGACCTCTCCGGCGACGCTGGGACTCGACAAGTACGGCGTTGCCGAGTCCGGACGCGCCCTGAAATTGCGACTCCTGCGGACACTGGCGAAGGTGAACAGGAAGCGGCTCTATTACGACGCCGCGCTCCGAGCCGCGTTGCTGACGGCGCAGCAGTTCGAGGCCGTCTTCGGCAAGACTGACTACGAACCGGCCGAGCCGACGATTCAGTGGGCCGACGGTCTGCCGGAGGATATGATGGAGCAGGCGCAGATCGAGAACTTGCGCTTCGCCGCCGGCAACACCTCTGTCGAGTCTTCGATTCGCCGCCTGGACGGCCCGGATGCCGTCACGGCTGAACTCGACCGGATCGCCACTGAGCAGGGTCAGGAGCGGACGCTGACGGGCGCCGGAGGTCCGGGCGAACGGCAGACCGAACCGGTGCCGCCGGTAACGCCCGAGCAGGTGGCCGCGGGTGCGGGGCGATGAGCCGGGTTTTTCACAGCAAAATTTTCGGGTGCGTGAACAAGCGGCGCCGTCGCCAGCTCGGCTTTGCCGGCCGTCGCCGGGAAGATGTGTGGCGGCTCATGGCCGAGCAGGAAGCGAAGCTGACGGCCGTGGCGAGGCTGGCCGCGTATCGGCGGCTCCCCTGGTGGCGGCGGCTGTGGGCGCGTCTGCGGGCACTGTGCGCGCGGATCTGGTCTCGACTGGTGCGGGAGAGATAGGTGACCGGCGAAATCCACTCCGGCAACGGAGCAATGTCCCCTGTCGTGGCGGAGCAAATTCGGTATTTCATCAGCACCCTGAGACAGGACTGGGATACCTCCCGTGATCTCTACCAGGAGGCCGAAGTGGCTATCTGGGAGGCGGCCACCCAGCGGGCCACTGAGGACTGTCACGCCTACCTCATCAAGACTGGAATCGGCGCTATCCGTCATTGGCTCCGTGACCGGTCTCGTCTGATCCGGATTCCCGGCTACCTTCAGGAAAGCGGTCAGACCGCCACCTACGCCAAAACGATTGTCCCTCTGGATGATGTCAGCGAACATCTGGGGACCGACTTCGAGCACGAGGACCTGGACCGCATCCGCCTGGACGACCAGCGCTCCATGGTCGAGCAGCTCCTCCCCCGGCTGACTCTCGCCGAGCGTAACGTGATGCAACTCCTCCTCCGCGGGCGCAGCATCCGCGAGATCGCCCGCCAGCGGCAAGTGGAAGAGGGGTGTATCTATGCCCAGCAATCCCGGGCCGTTCGTAAACTTCGCCGTCTCCTGAAGGTGAGGGCGACATGGCCCGTCGCCGGATCGCTGCGGTCCGCCACCAGCCGCGGCCGGGAGAAGTAGGATGAAGGGCGCACTGAACCCCGAACGCGTCAAGGCGTTCACCGATGCCTTCGACGGTCCGCTGGATTCGCTGGCGGCGCTCTACCGCAAGGCGGCGGCGGACGCGCTGCGAATCCTGACCGACGCGTCGTCCACGTTGGCGGCCCGGCAGCGCGCCAAGGCCTTGCTGCGCCAGTACCAAGTCATCCTCGCCAACCTGCGCGACGAGTCCGCCTTGTGGATCGAGACGAACCTGCCGAAGGCCTACGGCCTCGGACTGTCGTTCGCTGATGAGGGCGTAGCGAATATCCGACGCGCCGGCATCAACCTCGGCACGCCGCAACGGGCGGCTTTCGCCCAGGTGCACCGCGAGGCCGTGGCGGCGGCGGTCCAGGAGATGCTGCGGACCGCAGACTTTGCCCTCGCCCAGATTGGGCGCCGGGCTGGCGATACGTTCCGCAAGGTCGGCGTCGAGGAGGTGGCCAGGGGCGTGGCCGAGGGGCTGAGCCGCGTCGACGTGAGCCGGAACATCAAGGCCCGGCTACTGGCGGAGGGCAAGCACTACTTCACGGACCGGAGAGGCCGGAAGTGGGACCTCGACCGCTATACCGAGATGGTGGCGCGCACGACCACGCGGGAGGCGACGGTCCAGGGAAGCGTTAACCGGATGCTGGAGCACAATGTCCAGCTCGCTCGGATCGTACCCCACCCGGCCATAGATTTCTGCCTTCCGTTCCAGGGCAAGGTTTTCTACATCGGCCCGGAGCCGAACCCGACGCAGTATCCCGGTATCTCGGCCATGCCGGGAGGCAAGTTGCCGCCGTGGCACCCTCAGTGCAAGGATTCAATCGCTCCCTTCGTCCTGGCCCTCGCCACGAAAAAGGAAATGACGGCTGGCGAGATAGACCCGACCTGGCTCGGAAGGACGCCGGCGGAACTGGAGCGGCAACTTCGGCGCAGTCGCCCTTGACAACCTAGCCGGCCGTGGTATGATGGACTTGTCGTCGCGTCCCTCATCCAGGGGGACGAGGATTGAAACGTGACAACCGAATAGCCGCCCACCCACATCACGCAGATGAGGCGGGCTTGTCGGCAGAACCCTTGAACGGAAACGAGGGCTGTGCCCGACAAGCCCGCTTTTTTGTTGGCCCGCCGTCGCCAAGGCTATGGCGGGCAGGCCCCGCGGAGGCAACAGTGCAGGCGACGATCGAGACGATAGCGGTTGAGCGCCAGACCGCCGAGGCGCTGGCGGAGGAGTGCGTCCGCTGCATGGAACTGCTCGACCAGCTCCAGCGGCGGTTCCAGTCGCTGGCGATGGCGGTCGCGAAGTTGGAAGTCGGACGTTCGCTGGATTCGGGTACGCAGGCCTGTTTCCATCGCGTATGCGAGGCGGCCGCCGCCGGCGCCCCCGAAGCGCTCAAGCAGTGGGCGGGATTCCGGGCGGGCCCGGGGCCGTCGAGCGACTGAGGAGAGGACGATGCCGACTCGCAAGGTGAAGGGTGGATACAAGTGGGGCGGCCACGGCAAAGTCTTCCCCACCAAAGCGCAGGCCGACGCGCAGGGGCGAGCGGCCCACGCCGGCGGCCACAAGGGCGGCGGTAAAAAGGGGAAATAGGTCATGGCTGAGACGGGCAAGGATGTCTACATCGTGCCGAAGGCGCAGTGCAACAACTGCGGGGCGACCTCGACCAGCCTGGTCATCCCGCGGGGCAAGCGCGTGAATGAAGCGATCTGTCCGGAGTGCGGGTGCAAGGATGTGCTCTACCGGATCAGCGAGGACGGTCCGGGGATGGTGGGATAGACGGAGATCTTCTCCGTTTCCATAGACGCGGCCCGGCGCGGTGAAGCCGGGCGAGACGCCGACGGGCGGTTAAAAACGGGAGGGAATCATGGCGGAAGTGGCGGGACAGAATCAGCCCGGGCAAGCGGCTCCAGCGGGTGACAGCACGCCTCCCGCGGACGCAGGCCAGCCGGGGGGAGGTCCGACCGAGACGCCGGGGTTACAGGCGGAGGGCTTTCCTATCGTGCTGACGGACGAGCAGAAGGCGGCCATTGCGGCGGGTCGGCCGCTCGTGCTGAGCGATGACCAGTATACGAGCGGAGTCCGCTCGCAGATGGAATCCGAGCGCCGCGGCCGGCGCGTAGCCGAGAAGTCGTTGGCCGACATCGCCGTGCAGAAGGAAGCCGCTGATCGCGCGGCACTGGAGGAGCAGAAGCGGTATCAGGAACTGTACGAGAAGGAAAAGGCGGCGGGCGAGAAGGTCAACGCCGAACGCCGCTCCGAGCTGATTCGCTCGGACTTCCTCGTGCAGGCGATCCAGGCCGGCGTTGCCGACCCGAAGGTCGCCTACCTTGTCGCGCAGACCATGCCGGAGTTCTCCGGTGTCACGATCGGAGAAGACGGCGCGATCGTCGGCGTGGAGAAGGTCCTCAAGGCGCTCGTGGAGGCCAAGCCGTACCTTGTCACCACGACGCGACCGCCGAGTGTGGGAGCGGCGACGAATCCGGGACGGACCGACACGTCGGCCCCGGCTCCCAAGACGGTTCAGGAAGCGGGTGAGGCGCTGTCCGCGTGGGGTCGCTCCCAGGCCGGATAGCGGTTCGCCGCATTGACAACTGAATAGCACCCACCTACGTCACGACGACGAGGCGGGCTCCCTCGGAATCGCAAGGGGATTCCGGGCGGGCCCGTTTTTTGTTGGCCGTGACGAGAGAACGAGGAGAACATCATGGCGCTGACGCCTACCGACCTGGCTGAACAGGTCATCAAGTTGTACGGCCCGGCGTTCGTCGAGACGATCAAGCGGGAGTGCTTCCTGCTGACTCGACTCGAAGAGCGCGGGCTGATTCGCGACGGCAAACCCGTCATCGTTTGGCAGGCGAACTATGCCGGCAACACGTCGGTTGGTTCGTACGGCCCGGGCGACGCCGCGGGTGGGGCTGGTAAACAGTCCTTCAAGCCGGCGGCTCTCGATTACAAGTCCGTGCGCGGCGAGGTGGCGATCGCGGGTCAGACCGTGGCCATCAGCGAAGCGGGCGGATATTTCGTGGATACGGTGCGCACCGAACTTGACCTCGTAGTCAAAGACCTACGCAAGGACATCAACGGTCAGCTCCTCTCGGATGGCACCGGGAATTCGGCCAAGGACATCACCGGCATCCTCGCTGCGATCAGTGACGCCGGTACTTACGCCGGGATTGCCCGCGGCACCTATACCTGGTGGAAGTCCGCTGTGGACGAGAACGGCGGCGACCCGCGCAATCTGACCGAGGCCCTGATCGCGGGTGTTGTGGATGAGGTGACCGACCGCGGAGCCGACCCGATGTCGCTCGAACTCTGGTGCGGCCCGACCCAGTGGCGGAAGTTCGGCGCACTCTATAAGGGCGAGCGGCGGCAGACTCCCATCTCGTTGACGGGCGGCTACCAGAAGCTCGATTTCGAAGGCACTCCCGTCATCAAGGTGCCCGGCTACGCGTCCGGGCGCATGGACGCGGTCGACGTGAGTAAGTTCACTTACGAAATGCTCCCGGTGACTGCGAATTCCGAGTTGGCGCGCTCGCTCCGCAATGTCGTGGCCGTGCCGGGAATTCCGGGCTTTGGGATTCTACTGCTCGGCAACACCGCGGACATCGCCGGCTTCTGGGTGATCCACTACGGCCAACTGAAATGCTCGAACCCCTATGTCCAGGGCAGCATTCAGGACCTGGCATAGGAAGGGGGGCAATATGCCGATTGACAACGACAAGAAGGCATTGCTCAACCAGGCCATATGCCCGAACCTTGGGGCGGTGGAACTCGGCACGGTCATCCAGGACCTGCAGGTCGGGATCGTCACCGCGCATGTCGACGACGTGACCCTTGAGGTCAACATCTCGGACGAGGTGCAGATCAAGGATGAGGGAGTCGACACCGCGCAGCTCGCAGACGGGGCGGTGACGAGTGCCAAGTTCGCGGAGGACGTGCCGCCGGGTGTCCTGGCGGGGATCGCCGAGTATCTCACCGCAACACCCGGCATCGCGAATGCGTTGGTGGCGGCGGCGGGCACCTACCTGGATGAGAATCCGGGAGTGGCGGCGGCGCTGGTGACGGCCATGGGCGACTATCTGGTTGCCAATCCTGAGGCCGTGGCGACGATGGCGGAAGCCCTCGTGCACGCGCTCGCGGCGAGCGGAAACCTGCACGTCAAGGGGACGGATTACGTCCCCGCGAATCCGGTCGTGGACATCTCGTTCGGGTATGACGGCACGGTGTACCATGCCTTCCTCTACTCGGCGAATGGAGACGAGTAGCTGACGGCGCTAGGCGCCTGATGCCATAGACTGACCCTGGGGGCCGGGCGATGGTTCCGGCCCCCCAACGACAGGAGACGAGATGGACTCCGATCACGACGTATCCGAGGAAGCGAAGGCGAGCGCGCCGGTCGAGGAAAGCGATGCTCCGCCGACGCCAGCGAAACTCCGGGTGACACTGGCGGCCCGCCTGGCTCTGGCAGAGCCGCAGCGGACCGAGGCGCTGGAGAAAGCCGTCCAGGAAGGCGAGGGATTCTTTCTCCGATCCCGCGACGGCAAGGAGATCAAGCGGCGCTTCGGCCGCGCGATCCTGAAGTTGGGCGACAAGCCCAAGGCCGTCTCGGCCGAGCACGCCATTCAGTTGCTCTTCTACCTGGGCGACCGGGTGGAGGAGGTCGAGGAGGAGTAGCGTGGCGGACAGCCTGATCAAGGCGACGCTGGGGGCGGATGACGCCAACTCCTATGTCGACGGGACCTATGCGGCCGCGTATTTCGCGACCCGGTTGGGGGCGGAGACGTGGACGGCGGCGGCGACCGTCGACCAGGAAAGGGCGCTGATCACGGCGTGTCGGAACATCGAGGTCGGCCGCGTGGCGATCAACCGCTACATCGCGGACTACGACCCGCTGGCGCCCTATCAGATCGATCAGGCCCTCTCATTTCCTCGGCAGAAAGACCGGGACGCTTCCGGCGCCTACATCATTCCGGAGCCGATCAAGCAGGCGCAGTGCGAGGAGGCGCTCGCTCTCCTGTCGTTCTTGACCGAGCATCAGCGGCGCCGGCGCTTGCAGGCGGCCGGTGTCACGTCCTTTTCCGTGGACGGACTGTCGGAGACCTATGGGAAGCCGGAGGGGGCTTCCAGCCCGCTACTGAGTCTCGAAGCGCGGCAACTAGTCGCGCCCTACTTGCGGCGGGGCGGAGTGATCGCCACCTCGGACTTGCCAGCGGGCGAGTTCACGCCGGGGAGCGGATGATGCCAACTGTTTCCGCGAACATGACGGCCCACGTGCCGCGGCGGACGCGGCTGGCGTTGCGCGCCGTCACCCTACTGCTGCGGTGGCGCCTCCTCCGCCCCGCGTTGGCGGTTCGCCTGGCCGATGCCGTGATCAAGCGGACCATCTTCCGCATAGTTCCCGACGGCCGGATCGTGCGTAGATGATCTCCGATTACCTCGCCCAGGGGATCTGGCGGAAGACGCGGACCGGGGTTGACGGATACGGTCAGCCCGCCTTCGCCGCGGTTGTGCAGACGACGGGGCGGTGGCTGGAGAAGCGCCGACTCGTTCGGAACCTGGAGGGCGAGCAAGTGATCTCGGAAGTGACTGTGACTCTCGGCCCGGACGAAAGTGTCGCCGTGGGCGACCGACTTTCCGCGGACGGGACCGCGTATCACGAGGTGATCGCGGTGTCGGTGGCACGGGGACTCGGCGGCGCGGCCGAACTGAAGCGGGCCTACCTGTGAGGACGGCATGAAATGGAATAAGGCGGCAGTCAAAGCGGTTTACCAGGCGGGCTACGTCGCCGCCGGTCTGGCAGTGCTGACCCTGGCCAACCGCTCGCAATGGTGGGCGGTGATGATCGTCGGGGCCGCGACGGCCTTCGTCAACTGGTACAAGCACCGGGGGGATTGAGCGATGGCCGACATCGGCAAGATCATCTCGGGAATGCCCGGCAGTCGGAGCGGCGCGCTGACCATCGAGTTCAGCGGGATCGCCGAGCTGACGCGCGCCCTCTCTCGAAACGGTGAGGTGTGGAAGCGCATCCAGCAGGCCGCCGTGGACGGCATGATCGAGAACAGCGAGCACCTGCTCGGCAAGGCGATGGAAGAGGCCCCGATAGACGAGGGGACGCTCCGCGCCAGCGGCACGGCGACGGTCTACGCCAATGGCCGTGCTGTCTCCCGTCAGGGCATTCGGTCGTTCGTTGAGGAGACCGGGAAAACCATCGCCAAATCGAAACTCCACGAGACGGCCATGGCTGACACCGAAATCGGCCAGGAGACTCTCGATCCGAGAACCTTGATCGAGGGTGGCGCGGGCGATGCCATTGTCGGCGAGGTCGGGTTCAACACGCCCTACGCTTTGGCGCAACACGAACGCCTGGACTTCCACCACCCACAGGGTGGCAAGGCGAAATACCTGGAGGACCCACTCAAGGAGAACTCCGGCCGTTACCAGGAAAACCTGGAGCGGCACCTGCGAGAGACACTGTGAGCCTGCTGATAGACCAAATGGCGACGTGGCTACAGACCCAGGGCGAGGGCACGGTCGGGACCACGATCTTCAAGATCAACCGGCCGCCGACTCCCGTCGCCTGCGTCAGTTTGCACGCCACTGGCGGCTATCCGCCCGATAACTATACAGCGATCGAGCGGCCGACTCTCATGTTCTTCGCCCGGGCCGCTACACCAAGCGCGGCGCTGCAGAAGGCCTACTCGCTCTGGCGCCGGCTGCATAGGCGGTCGAACCTCAACCTGGGCGGCAACCTCTGGGCACTGAGCATCCTGGCGATCGCCAGCCCGGCTTATGTCGGCACGGAACAGGCGGCCGACCAGACCGCGCACCTGGTGAGCTTCAACATCGCGCTACAACTGCGCGAACCGAGTTCATAGCGCGTCCGCCTCGCGGACGTTGACAATCGAATAGCAACCGCCCACGTCGCGCAGACGAGGCGGGCTCTTCCAGCGGAGGGGTGGCTCTCACCGCTGGGGGCGCCCGCCTTTTTTGTTGAGCGTGGAGCACCGAGGAGGAACGAACATGGCTGCTGCAACGATTACGGATGTGCGTCCAGGGGTCGGAAAACTGAGTGACACCGACCTCATCACGATCATCGGGACGAACTTCGCCGACTCGCCGAGCCTGACGAAGGTCTACAAGCGCAAGCACGGCGCCACCAGTTGGGAGGCGGTGACCGCCGGTAACATCGCCTGGGTCTCGGCAACGGAAATCGCCGTCACCCTGAAGGTCGGCGACGCGTGGGACGGCGGCATGAACGACATCGGCGTGTCGGTCAGCACGGAGTCCGCTCCCGAGGACAGCATGGAGCAGGCGCTGTGCTTCTACACCGCCGGCGCCGATGCCAGCGCCAACATCATAGTCGGTCCGCCCGACGGGGTCTACATCTCCGGCCTCTATATGGGCGACCTGGCCGCGGCCTCCGAGTTTGCCTGGGAGGAAGAGATCAAGAAGATCTACACCCAGCACTCGCGCCTGCCGGTCAAGACCTACAAGGGCGATTCGACCTACACCCTCAGCGTCCCGCTGGCCGAGTGGTCGCTTGAGAACATCAAGGTCGTCATGGGCAGCGCGGCCAGCATCACCGCGGAGGGCGCAGGGCGTCGGCGCCTGACCTTCGGTGGCGGGACCAGTCTCGTCGTCTACGACGACGTGCTGCTGATCCTGCCGGGTCCGGACGGGAAGAAGGTCGCCCTCGTCCTCTATCGCTGTTCGATCAGCGCGAGCGGATCGATCAGTTGGGCCAAGGACGAGAACGCCAAGCTCCCCCTGAAGATTCAGGTGCTGGCCGACACGTCCCGCGCCGTCGACGACCAGGTCGGCTACTGGGAAGAGTGGACGGTCGCTTAGTCCGCTCGGGTGACTGAATCGAACGGGAGGAGGGCCGGTCCGTCGGCCGAGCGAGCGTCGCTCCGGGCCGGCCGCTTCCTACAAACACGGGAGGCGACATGGACGGTCTCTTGGACGGGCTCCTGAAACGGGTCGGCTTGCGGCCGGCCGTGAATCCGTGGCCCGAGGTGTCACCGGCCCCGCCGGCGGCGCCGACGCCCGACGAGGTGATCGCGGGCCTCGAGCGTCGGGTCATGCTGGGCGACGCCGAGGTCGTGGTGCGGCCGCTGGTCTGGGAAGACTACGAGCGGGTCAGCCGCGATATCGGCGGATTCGTTCAGCGGATCGTCACCGAGCACCCCGAGGTTGACCTGCAGAACCTCCAGGCTCACGTCAGCACGATTCTGCCGCTGTTGCTGACGCAGGTCGGGCTTCGCCTCTTCGCGGCCCTGGTGGGCGACGAGGAGGAGTTGCTGCGGAAGCACATGACCCTCGCCGTCGCACTGCGGCTGTTCGTGGCGGTTCTCGAAGTCAACGAACTTCCCGACATACGAAAAAACGCCGAGCGCGCTCTTCAGATAGTGAAGGGGTTGGCGAAGTCGCCGGTCCCGATCCCGCCGACGCCGTAGCGGTCCTGGCGAGCGCGTTCGACATCCTGCAGTCGGAATACGGGTGGACCAGATGCTATATCTGGCAGCACTGTACGCCGGCCGAGACGTTGGTCTGGGCGGACCGCATCGAGCGGCGCCAGGCGCTTCGGTTGGCCCAGGAAACCGAACTGAACTTCATAGCGGCGGCCTCGGCCCAGGGCGGCAAGCAATCGTTCAACGCCTTGCAATCCGTGTTGCGCAACCTGCGCGACGAACCCGACAAACCCATCGATGCTGCGAAGGTGGCGCGCCAGTTAGGGTTGCGGCGGCGCTCGCGAAAGGGGCCGCCTGATGGCGCTGACAGTCGGTAGCATCGTCGCGCGGATGCAACTCGACCTGACCGGCTTCCGGGAAGGCCTCCAGCGCGCCAACTCCCTGCTCGAGCAGTACGGTGGGACGGCGATGCGGTCGGCCATGATGCTCGGCGGGATGAGCGCGGCCATCGGCGGCTTGGCAGGGGAGGCGGTCAAACAGGCCGGCGAAATGGAATCCTCCCTCACTCAGTTCAACATGGTCGCGAAGCTTACTCCCGAGGCACTGGCGAAAGTCACCGAGGAGATCCATGCCTTCGCCCGTGAAGCCGGAGTCGCCGACGAAGTACTCCTCGGATTGCTGACCCGCGTTCACGAGCACGGGTTCGCCGGCGCGGAAGCCATGGGCGTGCTCGAATCGGCGACGCGGGCGGCGGTGGCCCGCAAGGCCGACGTGGCGGCCTTCGGCGAGTCGCTGGTATCGGTCATGCGGGCCTATAACTTGGGCGCCAGCGAGGCCGCCAAGGTCACTGATTCCCTCTACCAGGCGAGCGTCATCGGCGCCGGCAGCCTTAACGAGGTGGGCGGGGCCATGCAGGGCCTGGCTCCGTTGGCGTCGGCCCTGCACATCGGCTATAACGAGGTGCTCGCCGCCCTCGCTACTACCCACACGGTCGGACTCCCAGCCGAGCAGGTCTACCTCGGGCTGAGTACCGCCATGATGAAGCTCACCAATCCGACCAAGGAACTCAAACGGGCGCTGCAAGATGCCGGTTACGAGTCCGGGCAGGCCCTGATCCAGGCGCAGGGATTCGCTGGAGCGATCAAGTTCCTGACGGACACCGCTGGCGACGATGAAGCGATGATGATGCAGATGGGTGGCGGCGTCCGGTCCTTCCGGATTCTGGCTGCCCTGGCCAGCAACGACTCGGCTCTGTTCGCCCAGAAACTCCAGGAGATGGCCGGCGCCGCCGGCGCGGCTGGCAAGGGGTTCGAGGAATCCGCGAGGACCTGGGAAGTCCGGTGGGCGTCGTTCAAGGTGCAGCTCGCCCAGACCTTCGAGGCCTTCGGGGAGAAGGTCCTGCCGGTACTCAAGACCTTCGCCGTCGTGCTGGCGGCCTTGCTGCTGCCGCTTCAAATGATGCCGGGACCATTGCGCGTCATCGTCGTGACGGCCGGACTCCTGTTCGCCGGCCTGGCCTCATTGACGGCGGGCTTCGTCATGTGGCGCATGGGGATGGCCGGCGCCGGAATGGCCTCCTACGGCCTCATGGGCGCCATGGCGCAGATGGTGGTCGGACTGGGGACGACCGTCCGGACCTGGTTGGCCTCGGTCGCCGCCTTCGTGACCGGAGCCAGAGCTGTCGCCGCCAGCGCCGTCGTACTGACAGACGAAATGGCCCTCGCTGGCGCCGGAGTCGGAGCCGCCGGGGCCGCGGCGGGAGCGGGAGTGGCCGCTGTCGGAGGGCCCGTCGGCTGGATTATCGCCGCGGTCATCATCATTCCGGCGCTCATCGCGGGACTGGTGTCCTGGCGGGACGCCCAGGCGGCGGCGAATGCCGAGGCGGCGAAGAGCGCCCAACTTACTGCGGAGCAGGTAACCGAGGTCCGGGGCCTCATCGACCACCTGCGGGAACTGAACCAGCAGGAGGCCGACGCCCAGGCGAAGGGCCTGAAGCCCGGCGCCGACCTGCTGAAGGACCAACTCGACACGCGGAACAAGATCGCCGCGCTCTTCCCACAGATCATCGCGGGCTGGGACGCGGAGGGAAACGCTATCCTCGCCGTGGCGGACGCGACGAAGGCGCTCACGGAAGCACAGAAGGCCAACCTGACCGTGATGCGGGCCAGTGCCGTCGTCGCCCTGGATGCGGCGAAGGTGGCCGCCAAGGCCGCCGCGGACAAACTAAAGGCCGACGAGAATGCCTTCAACCAGATACAGGCGAGATACAAGGCGGCTCCGGGCGGCAAGGGCGAACAACGTTCGTGGTTGGATATACCCGGCCCCTTGGGGGCGATGCTTGGGGCCTATGAGCCGGCCGATTTCCCGGCATTGAAAGGCGCGGCTGATGCGGTCATCGTGCAGGCAAAGGCCGTAGCAGATGCCAACGCGGCTGTCAGATCCACGACGGCCCAGTTGAAGGTCATCGACGACGCCATGGGCGGTGCGGCAAAAAGAGACGCGGAGGCCATCGCGACCGCAACGGCGGCGCGCCAGACGCTCCAACAGAAGCGCCTCGCCGAGATCGACGCCGAGGAAGCCGCCCTGCGGAAGGCGGGCGTGTTCGCAGCGACGGCGGCGCAGTTCGCCGAGGCCCAGCGGGTTGCCGCCAAGAAGTCTGCCAATCCGAAGATGCTGGCGCTGGAGACCGACCTGCTGGAGGCCGAGGGCAAGGTCACCGAGGCGCGGTTGCTGCGGATCGCCGTCGAGCGAGACGCGGAGATCGCCAAACTCGTCGAGATACAGGAGGCCGAAAAGGCGGGGGCGAGCAAGAGCGACGAGGCCAAGGCCGCGCAGCAGGCCGTCGGACAGCGGGCCGTGCTGGCCGGGATGCGCACTTGGTGGAAGGAGCGCCGCGACCTGACCCTCGAATCGGAGCGCGACCTCGCCGATGCGATCATGGGCATGGCCGAGCATACCCTGGAACAGGAAGCCTATGTCCGACAGGTGCGGTTGCGCGAGATCAAGGCCGAGGGCGTGAAGATTCACGATGAGTGGATTGCCCGCGGCGCGAAACAGGCGGACGCGGTCGCGGCCGCGAACATCAAGGTCGCCGCACTGACGCAGACGATGGACAAGGAGTTGGCGGACGCCCGCCGGCGCCTGTTCGAGACCACCGCGGACTTCATCGTGGGCACCTGGGGCAACCTGACGACCCAGTTGGGCGAGATCGAGACCATGGCGCTGACCCAGCAGGCGGAGCGGCGCGGCAGGGCTCGCCGGGCCGAAGCCGGCGTCGCCCTGGAGCGGGCGCGGCCCACCCTGACGCCGGAGGCCTACGCGGCCCGGGCCGAGACCACGGAGGCGCACCTGCGGGCCATGGACGAGCGGGACCTGCAGATCGCCTCGGCGGCGGTGGCGCGGGATAAGATCAGCATCATGGAGCGGCAACTCGCCCTCCAGCATCAGATCAACGCGGGCCTACAGGGGCAAGCGGCCCTGGAGGGGCAGGCGAAGGAGTTCAAACTCGCCCAGGACATCCACGCCGCGCAACTCTCGATGGTCGCCGACCTGGAGGACGCGGACCGCAAACTCGCCGAGGAGAAGATCGGCTGGCTCCGGGAGGAATTGGCCGAGCGCAAGCGGATGCATGACTACGAGTTGTCGGCTATCTCCCTGGTGGCGAACTACCAACGCGACCTCGCCACGGTGCGCGGGGCCACCGACGAGACGACGATGGCCCGGATCGCCGGCAACGAACTGCAGATGTTGCGGGCGCGGCGCGCCGGCGAGGTGCTCACCGCCGAGGAACGGATGCAGTCGCTCCAACGGGAGCGCGAACTCATCCTAGAAATGTCCAGGGCGGGAGTGCTGGCGGGTCCACAGTCCCAGGTTCTCTTGCGGGAGACCTACGGGGCCATGAATGTGGCGCAACGCGAACTGAAGGCGGCGGATCGGGCCGCCTTCGAGGAGAAGCGCCGGCAGCACGCCGAGTATATGGCGCAGATCCGCAATGAGCAGAACTCTCTGCTCGGGATGCTCGACACCATCGGCCGGGGCCTGATCGGGCGGGTGGACGAGATCTTCAGCCGCATACGCTACCAGGTCGGTCTGATGGGCGGCATCCGCCTGCAGTCCGAGCTCGCCGCCGCTGGCGGCGCGGCGCCGGCCCTCGCGGCCGGGCCGCGGATCACCAACATCTATCTGGGCAACCGCCAGCTCGCGGTCTCTTCCGACGCCCAGAAGCTGGCCGACCAGCTCGCCGACTTGCTCATTCGCGAGGAGAACTACCCGAGGGACTGACGATGGCCGAGTGCGTACTGAGCGACCTGGACGACGGCAATCCGGTCACCTTCGACGTGGACCCGTCGGTCTACGACGACCGGCCCGCGACGCGGCGCGGTTCGTCCCACGCCGTCCTCAACGGGGAGCGGGTCTGGCAGGACTGGGGGCCGAAGGACGCTGACCGGCGCATCAAGTTGAAAACCGAATGGATGGAATCCGCGACGCTGGCCAGCCTCCAGAGCATGTTTGCGGCGGCGGCCACGCTCTACAAATGGGTGGATCACTTCGGCAACACCTACACGGTGATCTTTGCCGAGCTGGCGCCGACGGCGATTCGCGGCTACGACGCCTACGAGGTCGAGATGACATTCGAGGTCGTCCAGGTGGGCGTCCCCGAGGGGGAGGGCTGACATGGCGAAAGTCGTTGAGGTCTACGAGACGGATGGCGTGACCGAGGCGCAGTCCTCCTACGACGAGGGCACGGTGCGGGACGGCGCCACCACCACGGCGCGCCGGGTCTGGTTCAGGAACGCCAGCACGGCCGGCGAGGAGTTCTCCGACTGCGAGATCCGCCGCGTCGCCGTCGGTGCCAATGATGGCATCGGCTTCCTGGAGACCGCTCCGGACGTGCCCAAGGCGGCGCCGGGCGCGCCGACCCTGGCGCTCGCCGCGGGGGCGGGCCTCGGGATCGGCGTCTATAAGTACGCCGTCACCTTCATCGCCGCGAACGGCGAGACCGACGCGGGCACCGAGGCCCAGGTCGAGACGACGGGCGGAAACCAGCAGGTGCAGTTGAGCAACATTCCGCTCGGGCCGTCCGGCGTGAGTTTTCGCAAGATCTACCGCACCGCGGTGGGCGGCAGCCAGAAGAAGTTGGTCTACCTAATCCCGAACAACAGCGCGACGAGTTACCTCGACTCGACGGCGGACGGTTCCCTGGGCGCCGACGTGCCGACGCTGAACACCTCGGGCGCCGCCGGCACCTGGGGCGCCGCTGACATCACGGTCGGCGACATGGCGGTCGGCGATTACGCCGCCTGCTGGATGCGTTACGACGTGCCGATCGGCACCAGCCAGGTCGGCAATCCGCGGGCCGCGGACGTGCGGCTGCAGGAGACCTAGATGGGCACTAGGATCGTGGAGCAAAACGGCAAGCAGTATCTGATCGTTGACGATAGGGCCATGCTAATCGATCATTTCGACGAACAGGGCCAACCGGTCATCAAGGTGGAGACGGAAGAGACCGTGCACCCCGACGGCCGGCGGGACGTGACGGTGACAGTACCATTCCTGCGGGTAACCGCAGAGAACGAGGAGGCCTAAAATGGCCAGCGGGATTTACAACCGAGCGAAGTACAACATGATGTCCAAGGTGATGAACTTGGCGGCGAGCGGCGATGCGATCCGAGTGATGCTCCTGACGAGCAGTCACGCCTTCACCGCCGCCCACAATCAGAAGTCGGAGATCGTGGCGAACGAGATCGCCAACGGCAACGGCTACGTCACGAACGGGGCGCTCCTGGCGAACCAGTCGGTGACTCAGGCGGCGACGACCAAGTTCGACGGTGACGATACCGCCTGGACCTCGGCCTCCTTCACCGCGGCCCATGCCGTGCTCTACGACGACACCCTCGCCAACGACGACTTGATCGCCAGTTTCGACTTCGGCGGCGACAAGACCGTGAGCAATGGCACGTTCACGATCCAGTGGCACGCCAACGGGATCTTGACGTTGACCTCGTAGAGATGGGCGGTTGATCGTCACTCTGGCATAGGGAGCAGGAATGGCAATCACTACCATAGACCAGGCGCTCGCCGGGATGCAGTATCCTCGCGAGTTCGTCAAGGCCGTGACCGGGACGATGGTGGCGGGGCGGCCGCATTCGCTCTTCTATCTGGCCGGCATCCCCGGCGCAGGCGTCGCCCCGAGTCCGGGTATCGGTGGCGAGGTGTTGACGGCTCTCTCTGGGCAGATTCCGTTCACCAACCCGGTGAGCGGGAATTCCTACCTCGCGAGGCTCCAGGCGATGGCGACGCAGGCCGGTTCGCTCTTGCTCTGCGACCGCCTCTGGCAGAACAGCGGCATCAGCATCACGACAACCACCGAGCAGACGTTCACGGGGGCGGCGCAGATTCCTGCGAGAGATGGCAAAGGCTTGAATGAGGGTTGGGAGGTCTACGGCGCCATTGAGGTCTCCGCGGCCACCGGCGCTGGCGTACCCACGCCGACGCTGAAATACACGAATGAGTCGAACGTCGCGGACAAGGTCGGGGCCAACATCGTCGCCTGCGTGGCGAGTTCCATCGCTGGGACATTCCACCCGTTTGGCTTGGCCGCCGGTGACAAGGGAATCCGCAAGGCGCAGTCCATCACTCTCGGAGTGAGCTGGACCTCGGGGACGATCCATGTGGTGCTCTACCGCGTTCTGGCGAGAGTGGAGTTGACGGTCCCGAATGTGCCCAACGCCATTGACGCGCTCACCAGCGGCTTCCCGCGACTCTACGACAACACGGTGCCGTTCCTGGTGTTCATTCCGAACGCCGTTACCACCTCCAACATCACGGGCCACGTGATTTGGACTCAAGGCTGAGAAATGGCTGGCGATACCGGAAAACTTAGATCGGCGTGGGCTTTCCAGGTAGGGAGCGGGCGACGCGCGGCCCTTCTGATGCGCGAGGTCCGTTCGCCCCGATCCGAAGATGACGCGCTGATCTCTTGGTGGCAATCGTGGGCGGCGGCCGGCGCCGCGGATCAAACCGTCACGCCCGCCGCGCAGGTCCTGACCGCGGCTCAGCAATCCCTGGGGTTCAATCGAACGGCATTGCTCTTTCCCGATGTGCAGGCCTTTATCATGGCACAGGAAGCGCCCCAGTTCAACCGGACGGCCCTATTCCTTCCCGATACTCAGTCCCTGGCGTTGGCGCAACAGACGGCAGTCTCGGCATGGACGCACACCAGTACACCCTCGGTGCAGGCGCTTACGGTCGCCCTGCCGACGCCCAGCGTCCTCTACGATTATGTCCATGCGGTGGCGGCGGCGGGCGCGCTCAGTCTCGCTCCAAATCCGCCATCTTACTCCTATGACTTCGTGCATGGAGTTGATGTTGCGGCGTTGGGCCTGGCGCAGAAGGCGATCGACCTGAACCTCAGTGCTACCGTCGCCGCCCTACTATTGGAACTCATCGCGGCACCGCAGAATCCGGCATTGGCCTGGGGTTCCACCATCACCCCGGGCGCTGGGGCCCTGCGGGTGACCGGAATGGCTCCCAACCTGGCCTGGGATCGGAGTCTGCGAGTCGCCGTTCTGGAATTTGCCTCTGTTCTCCATGCACCCTCGGTACGGGCTTCCGCCATCTTCGAGGCTGTGGCGCAGTCTCTCACCGCGGCCCTGCATGCCCCGACTGTCGATGTTCGTGTACTTACTCTCGTGGCGGTTTTGACTCTGGCCTCCTCCCTGGAGGAACTGGACCTTCAGATTGATTCTTCGATTCTGGCGGCGGCGCAGAACATCGTGGCCAGCCTCGAAATGCCGGCGTTCCCGATATTCCTTGCCTGGCTGCTGTCTCTCATCCTGGCCACGGATCTGGAATTTCCTGTCGACCTGGCAACAGACCTAAAAGTAACGGTGGACCTGGCCGGCAAGTCCTTCGCCGTGGAACTCTGGCCGGACGACTAAGGAGGGCAACATGACCGACTTTGTCGTCGGCGATTGGGGCATACAGATCGGGATTTCCTTCGCCAAAGAAGGGATCGCTTTTGATCCGGCCGGCGGCGAGGTGACATTGGAATTTCGGAAGCCGAATGGTGTGGTGGTCCGAAAATCCGCCACCATTGCCGACCAGAAGGCCCACTATACGGTAGAAGAGAATTTCCTCGACCAAGACGGAATCTGGCAACTGCTGATCATCCTGACGCATCCGGCCGCGGAACCCACGCTTCGCGTGCACAAACGGACTACCTTTCGGGTGGGCGTCGCATGAACCGAACCAGTTGCGACGCGCGACGGAGAGCATAGATGGCTGACCCAACTGTAACCCTCCACCCCAACGGCGCCGGCGCAACGGTTCAGTGGACGCCCACTAGCGGCACAAACTGGGCGGCCGTCGTGACGCAGGATGCTCTCAACGTCTACGCCGGGGACGACGGAAAGACCGACGAAGATGCGATGGAGACCGTTACGGTCGCCTCCGCCTCCCAGGTCGTCGTCCAGGTGCTCTGCTACCTCGCCAGTGACGCCGATTACAATTCGCTCGGTATCCAAATCTACATGGGCGGCGCCTGGTTGACAGAGCAGATACAGGTGCCGGGTGCCGGGTGGGGAACCCTCTCGTTCACCTTCGCGAAAACGGGTGCGCCCTGGACGCAGGCGGACGTCGACGCCCTTCAGATTCGCCGAATCAAGCACAATTCGGACTCAGACTATAAGTCCACCATCTATGTTGATCGCAGCCAGGCGGTTCTGACCTATGTTGCTCCAACGGTTAACCAGACTGTCACGCCCTCGGTACAGGTTCTCACCGAGGCACAGCAGACGCCGACCATCAACCGCTCGGCTCTGCTTCTACCCGCCGTGCAAACCCTGACCGTGGCCCAACTGGCACCAACCGTAGGTTTGTCCCCGGTCGTGCTGCCCTCGGTGCTCGCGCTGACGTTGGCGCAACTCGAGCCAACGGTCTACATTCCGGCCGACATCTACATCTACCCGGCGGCCCTCGAACTACTGTTGGCGCAGTCCGAACCGACGATCAGTTTGAGCGTGGTGGCTACGCCCGCCGCGCTCGAGTTACTCCTGGTCCAACCGGCCCCGGCGATCGGGCTGGGCGTGCTGATCGAACCCTCGATGCTGGCGCTGACGTTGGCGCAGGAGAGTCCGGCAATTGCCCTGAGCGCGGTGATCTCGCCCGCGGCGCTCGAGTTGCTGTCGGCGCAACTCGGCCCGGAGATCGTGCTGCCGATCGTGACCGACGTGCGGCTGGATGTTTCGGTCACGCCAGCCATCTACGCCGACGTGGAGTTGCTGGTCTCCGTCTTCATGGACCGCGTGGATGTCGGGGTGACGCTGGAGGCCACCATCGCCGAAGCGATCAATCAACCCGTCCGCCTGCGTTGCCGCGTCGCCAATGACGATTTCGATACCCGGGCCCTGGCGCCCTATGCCTACCTCGGCCCCTATGCCGAGATCACGGTCACGGAGTGAGATGTGGCAATCGAGATCAAGCCGCTGAGTTGCGAGATAGATAGCCGGCTGGGCAACCTCGCCGACGCCATCTCGCTCATCGTAGTGGAGCAGGACCCGGCCGCGCCGGCGACGCCCACGGCGGCGGCCTGGCGCACTCTCGACCGCGAGTCCCTGATCTCTGTCAAGCTCGGCCTGACGGATCTCGACCTGGTCGACTATGGCGAATACCGGGTCGACAACTGCGAACTCGATACCAGCGGGTTCGGCCGGAAGACCCGCATCCAGGCCCGGGACAAGGCGGCCAAGTTGATCGAGGACCCGCTCAACGCCGGCTTCGAGTATGGCACCTGGGTGGACGACGACCCGGCCTTCACTATCTACCCCTCCGCGCGCAGCATTATCAAAAACCTCGCATTGCGCCAGAGCCTCGGGCTGATCTGGGACGCGCCGAACTATACACCCTCGGGATTCTCCGTGCAGGCGAACGAGCCGGCTAGCTCGGCCATCCTGCGGCTGCTGGCGCCGCTGCGGGCATCCCTGCGCCATCCCGTGGACGCCTGGGTTGACGGCGACGACCTGGTAGTCCGGCGGCGGGGCAACGGCACGAACGTCGGCGAACTCGACTGCGCCCTGGGCGAGGTGCGGTCGCTGAAGCGCAGCCAGGAGCTCCTGAAGGGCAACATCGTCGTCTTCGGGGCCGACTACTCCTACCTGGAGCCGCAGTCCACCGATCCCGAACTGCTCCGGGCGATTCCGCCGATGCCGGCGGCGGTTCCGCCGAGCCAACCGCCGACCAACGCCTCGGCCGCCGACAACGCCGCCGAAGTCGTCATCACCCAGCTCGGGCCCAACAGCAAGCGGACCGAGACCTACATCACAGACGCCGACGGCAAACGCGTCCTCGCTACGCGGGAGACCGAGCAGTCGGTCTACCAGGACGCGCTCGATCCCGACACCGGGCGATGGCTGGGCCGCGTGCTCTACCAGTCCATCACCACCGAAGAGCTCAACCTGCACCTGGAGGCGCCGCGCACCGAGCGCAAGAGCGTGACCTTCGGCTATGATGAACAGTGGCGGACCGTCCTGCGCGATGAGCGGAACGATACCTATGACGAGGACGGAAAGCTCGTCTCGGGCACGCACGTCGTGGTGCGTTACGAACAGATCACGCCGACCGATGTGCGTACCACCACGACGGAATACCGGGTCGACAGCGAGGGCGCCGAGACGGTGAAGACGGGCTACCCGAAGTGGGAGCAGGCGCCCGGCACGCTCCAGAACGGCATTCAGCAGTCGCAGGACGAGAAGGCTGTATGGGCCTTCGACCCACAGGGAGGCTCGCCCAGCCTCGTCAAGTGGCAGAAGCACACGAGCCGCTACTACGCCATCGCCTCCGGCGGCGGGCTGGTGGCCCGGGCCGAACGCGTTGATCTCGTGACCGGGAACGCGGCCTGCCAGGCCATCGCCGACGACCTCGCCGCCGAGTCGGGCAAGTGGCGGTACGAGATTCAGCTTTTCTGGCCGCGTCCCTTCTCCTACCGCAAGGGGCAGGTCGTGAACCTCGTGAACCTGCCGAGCGGCCCGGATCTCGACGACGCCATCATTACCGCGGTGCGGACGACCTATGACGAGGGGCAGGGCGTGTGGACGCACGATGTCGAACTGGAGTGGTGGGGCGATGCTTAGCCAGCGGCAACAGATAACCGCGCTATCCTCCTTGACGCCAGGGGAAACCCGAGTGATCATTGACGCGGGAATTTCCACAAGGAGGGTATCGTGAGTAAGTTGGTCGGAGTGCTACGGAAGATTCTGGACGCCGGGCGGACCATGGGGATGGGGACCGTCTCCCGGATCGTGCGACCCGGCGAGGTGACGCTGGAGGGCCGGCCCGAGCGGGTGCTGATCGCGGGCAATCGCTACCCGTCAGTCGGCGAGCTGGTGCCCTGGATCGTGCTCGGGGTCGGGCTCCTGGTGGCGCCCTGCTACGCGGCGCCACGAGCGCCGCAGCCGCCGCCACGTCCATCCCAGTGGTATTTCGAGTCACCGTCGAGCGTGCCTTGGTTTACGCCGCCGATCATCCCTGCCACCGGCCAGGCACAGGCGGATTCGACGGGGGCCATCTGGGGATGGAACCACAGTTGGACCCTCGCGAGCCTTTACCGCGCCGACCTGCCAACTGCACACCTGACGAGCGGCTGGACAGAGAAGGTCACGATGCTACCCAGCGAAGGGCGCTCAATTGACCCATACCTGGCTGGAATCAGCACTCTGATAACCCGAGATAATCGCATCTTCGCCTGGTGGGGAGAGCACAAGCTCTCGGACCCAACCGACACGAAGTTGACTTTCGTTGAAGGGAGTATCGGCGGAAATGGGATGGTGACCGTTTCCCACACGACCCGTCTCGATCCTCCGCAATATCCAATTCCGCTCTACGGCGTGAGCAGGTCGGCCGTGCCCTACCGCGGCGCTTCCGTCTGCCTCGCTCCAGACGGGCATCTTTTCGTGGCCTACACGGGAGGCTATTTCTGGACGCCCGGAGACCCGAACAACCAATACTGCCGTTGCGTCGTAGCGGGTCGCTCGAACTCGGTCGGAACCTTCGCGGACGGTATCACTTGGAGCCTAATTCGCCCCTGGGAGGAGGTCTTCGACTATACCGCAGAGGCATTCGAGACGGTCGCCCTCTGCGCGACGGCCGCCGGCAACGTGGCCTGTCTCTACAATGATGGGGCGGGAACCATTCGCGGACGCCGGCTGACGGGCGGCGCTTGGGAGGCGGAGGTGCTCCTGCGCGCGGCATCGCCGAACGACTCGGCGCGTCTCGAATCCCTTGCCCATCGCGGCAGCAGTTTGGAGCAGGCCGTCGTAGCCTACCACCTGAAGCAGATTGCCGGCGGGGCCGGCATCATAGAGTGTGCCAACCTGGACGGAGACGGCGCTGTGCTTACCCTCTCCAATATTCGCGCTCTCGGTGCGCTACCCCTCGCCTATGGCGGGAAGCTCGGGTTGACATGGAATCAGGCGATGGGAGTGCTCTTTCTGTATGGGAAGACCTCGACCAATCCCATTGACGTGCGAGAGGTGACGGCGACCGGACTTCAACTTCCGAGTATTGAGATTGTGGATGGTAGACTCGGCAATTGGCGCACCTGGCCTCTCGCGGTCTTTGGCTATCCCGACTGGGTGCCCGGGCCGGACTGGTGGGCCATTGGCGGGCAGGGTTCGGGAGGCAGGCGACTGCTCTTTCGGTGGACGCTGGAGGAATGATGTCCGAGGCGCGCGAATGAGCAAACTCCTCTCCGCCCTGGAGCGCCTGAAGGGCCGCGGGGACCGCGCCCGGCTCGGCACGGTCGAAGCCTACCTCGGCGATGGCCGCTACCGGGTCTCGATCCAGGGCGTCTCCTACGACGTGGCGGCGGTAGCGCAGGTGCAGGCGGCGGTGGGGCAGTCCGTAGCCCTGTTGGTCAGTGGCGAGACCGGGGCGCCGTTCGCCCTGCTCGGGCCGGTGAGCCCGGAGGTGGCCACCTAGCGCGGTTGACAGTTCGGGGTGGCGGCAGTACGATAGATAGGTAGCGGTTGACAATCGAATAGTTCCCGCTTACATCACGCAGATGCGGCGGGTTCTGCTTGCGGCAGCCGGGCGGCGGCCTCGAGCGGGACCCGCCTTTTCTTTTGGCCCGACGGGCCGAGGAGGCGACATGCCAAGAAGCTACCATGAGGCCGTCACAAAGACCGCGGTCAGCAAGAGCGCACTGGAAGTAGTGCTACCCCCGCGCGACCTCGGCGAATACGCCCGCCGCGCGCTCACCTTTGCGGTGGCCGACGGCGACGGCAAACTGGGACTCGCCGACGCGACGGTAGAGGTGGGCCCGACCGCAACCGGCCCGTGGCTGGCGGTCTCCCTGAGTGGCCTCGGGGTCACCAATCTGGCCGCGGGCGCCACCGCCGCGGTACGTATGGATCTGGTGGACCGTTGGCTTCGGGCCTCGGCCAAGGGCGCGGACAACACCGGCCAGACCGACCTCACCATCTACCTCGACGCGATGCCGATAAACTCCTGACGACGAAGGGACAGACATGGACCCGACAACTCTGCAACTGATCGCCGGCCTTGGCCCAACGGCGGGGTGCGTGGCGATCGTCTACCTGTTCAACCGCTATCTCGCCAACCATCTGAGCGCCAATACGCTGGCTCTGCGGGATACCTGCGTGGTGCTTTCCGCGCTGAAGACCGCGGTCGAAGGTTACCCGCGCCGGACGGAGTCGCGAGGGACGGAGTCGCGAGAGGTCTGAGATGCCGTCGGAGCGGGCGCAGCAGTATCTGGCGAAGCTCCTGAACCGATTGCCCGAGACCATGCCGACTTCCCACCGGGAAGCCTTGGCGGACTGGTTCCGCGCTGGCTACCGGTTCTGCCGCATCGAGACGGCCGCGGCGCGTACCCGGGTTGCATCGAAGCCAACCCGGGGCGAACGATCGGGGAAAGGAAGTCGCAATGGCACTCAATGACGCGACCTGGGTCCACCTTTTCGGGATCTTCGCGTATCGAGAGGCGAAGGACGGCGCGATAGTGATCGACCCGGCCTGGGTCGCCCAGAATATCCGAACCATCAACGCGCCCTTCGCGATGCCGACCTATGGTGGGGGCGTCACCCGACGCATCCAGTGCCACCGTCTGGTCGTCAAATCCCTTCTCGGCGCGCTGGGCGATCTGGCCGACCAAGGACTCGAATCGCTGATCACCTTCTACGGCGGCATGTTCGTCCCGCGGCACCAGTACCACAGGGCCAGCAATCCGCTGAGCCGCCATTCCTGGGGCGCGGCCATCGATCTCAACCCGACGACCTATCCGGTCGGCGCCCACATCGAGCAGGATGATCAGCTCATTGAGATCATGGCGGCCCACGGGTTCGGGTACGGCGGTGGGCATTCGCCGGGCGCCTCCGCCATCGCCCGGGCTCACGCGCTGTGGCGAAGCACCCAAGACCCGATGCACATGGAATGGGCTCTGCCTCAACTGCCCTGACGAGGATACGAGGGAATGGGAGTCCAGTCGATACCAGTAGAGGCCTTGCGGGGATGACAACCGAGATGGTTTTTCTGCCAACTGGCGCGATGGTAACAGGTCTTGCAGCAACCTCTGGCGAGAATCCGTTTGATCTCCCCGCAGATGCGGCATGGCCGCTCCGGGACACGTCGCCAGTCGTGACTCTTATGCGCCAGATTGTTCTGGTGTTCGGAGTCGGTAGAAAAGAGCACGAGATTCTCGGGTCGGTTATCCGTTTTGTTGCCATTCAGGTGATGCACGCGCTCTTCCCGCCGGAGGTAGCGTCCGAGTTTACTCTCCATCACCAATCGGTGCTCAAATATATAGCCCACCCTCGACGCGCACGGATGGTCGGGGCGGTAGCACACGACATAACCCGCCCTGGTGACATAACGGCGGTCCACTCGGTCTACTCGTTGTTTGCGCACTGGATGTTCCTCTCTGTTCATAGTGTATCCTGTCTGTGGCCGCAAGTCAAGGGACGTTTCGAGATCGCCATTACGGATCTGGGGCAGTAGGAGGGCGATATGCCGGACGACAAGCACGGCTTCCTGACGTCGCTGCGGGCCGCCGCCATCGAGCGCGTCGTGCAGCACCTGGCGCCGAAGTTAGTGCCGGCTGCGAAGTGGCTGGCTGGCGCCGGCGCGCAGACCATCGTGGCGACCGTGGACGCGGTCACCGCCGAGCAGATCACCGGGTTGGTGTACGGGCTGACGCACCGCAAGATCGGCGAGTATCTGGAGCAGGGCGCAGACTCCTTGCGCTGGGCGATCACGCCCGTCGCTAAGTTCTTCGGCGTCGAAGAGGCGGCGATCGAGGACATCTTCGGCACCGCGATTGATTCGCTCGACGAGGCCACCCAGGCGGCGCGCCCAAATTGAACTTGCCCCTTCCCATCGAAGGGGCGTTCCGGCACTTGGCATTGCGGCTTGACCTGATCGGGGTGGGGACGACGAACGCGCCGACCCTGCTGGAGGTCTTCGCCCGCCGCGGCGCGATCGTGGACGCATGGGCGCTCGCGGCCACGCGCAGGAAGTTGGCTGGAGACCGGACGGAACTGCCGGACCGCATCAGGGCGGCGGTGGCGAAGCCGGATAATCTTG